GCACCCGAATTGCCGGTGCGTGGAGATGGTGCATGTGCCGACGCCCGGCGCGAAGGAGTAAGCGATGCGTGACTACCTAATCTCGTTCCTGAAGCACCTCGAGATGCTGGCGCCTCCGCCGCCGAACTGCCACCACTGCCTGACGTTTGCTCTCTACGGCAGCGATGTGACCGGGTGGGAGGAGAAGCTGGCCCTGCAGTTGAATCGGCGTGGCACGTTCCTTTGCGGGTTTCTTGAGGCGGAGGACTTCTCGCACAGCCCGGAAGAGCTGGCCGAGAAAGTCGCGCTGCATTTCGATTGCGATGTGCCGAACCAGCAGATCGGCGTGGCTGTGGGGCAGTACACGGAGGAGTAGCCCATGTGGAAGCTACCCAAGCGCGCAGAGCCGCCACTGTGGGAGCGCGGGGAACGCTGCGGCGCTCAGATGAAGACCGGGATGCAGATTCCGGACCCGCCGACATGCATCCTGCGCCCGGGCCACTTCGTTTGTCACCAGTCGCGCAGCGGAGTGTCCTGGCCGCTGAGCAGGGAAGAGTACGCGGCAAGAATGGCCGAACTTGAGCCACGGAGAACAGACGACCTATGAGCCAAGCCATGAAGAGCCTGTTCTGCCGCATCTCGAAGGTGGACGAAGAGAAGCGCACCGTCACTGGTATCGGCGCATCGGAATTTGTCGATGCCGAGGGCGAGGTGTTCGATTACGCTACTTCGAAGCCGTACGTGGAAGCGTGGTCCGCTGCTGCCGTCGCGCGCTCGCAGGGCAAGAGCTACGGCAATATCCGCGAGATGCATGGGCTCTCGGCCGCGGGCAAGCTCTCCGAGCCGGTCATCTTCGACGACACGCAAAAGTTCGTCATCCTGACCTGCTACGTGTCCGACGACGCGGCCTGGGCGAAGTGCCTGGACGGAACGTACACCGGCTTCTCGATCTGCGGCCCGGTGATCGGCGAGAAGTGGTCCGACCCGACGCAGCCCGGCGTGAAGCGCTTTACCTGCTCCCCCATCGAGTTCTCGCTGGTGGACTTGCCCTGCAATCCGGACGCGGTGTTTACCGCCGTCAAGGCGGGCGGGGTCACCGAAGAACGCAAATTCAAGGCCGCCGCGGCGGTAGAGGAGACACCCGTGCCCGAGACAGTCAAGAAGTCGATGTATTCGATTTGCGACCTGGCATGCGCCATCGCATCGCTGCGCTGGATTCAGGACGATCTGGCTTACGAGGCCGATTACGACGGCGACAATTCGCCCATCCCCGACAAGCTCAAGAGCTGGCTCACCGAGGGCTGCAACATCCTCGTGGACCTGACGCGGGAAGAAACCAGCGAACTGGCCATGCAGATGAAGTCGATGCAGGCGTTCGGGACGAAAGTTCTCCAGAAGGCGCTCTCTGCGCCTCCACAAGATTCCGTTGCGAAGGCGGCGGATACGACGGCGGCTCAGGCGGCGCCGATCACCAAACAGGGCGACAGCCCGGAAATCGAGGATGAGATGGACGAAGCAACCAAGGCCCAGATCGCCGCGGCTGAGCAGAACTCCGCCAAGGCGCTGGATCTCGCAACGAAGACGAACGAGGCGGTTACCGCCCTCGGCTCTGCAGTTGAGAAGTTCATGACCGCGCTGGGCGCTGAGCCCGTCGCCGCCAAGTCTGTTACTCCCGCTGCAGCCGCGGTGGTGGCAAAGTCGCAGGACGCCGGCGGCGCTGCTGCAGCGACCGAAGCGGGCAGCACTCCCGAATCCGTCGCCAAGTCCATCCTGGCCAACCCGCGCGCGGTCACGGCGCAGGAAGCTTCCACCCTTCGCATCGGGCGGTAAGCCGCTCTCTCTGCCAAAGGGGCCGCTCCGGCGGCCCTTTGCTATTGGACTCGGCGCGCAACCCCAACGAGACCCCATAACCCAGCCTCAGCGCTCAGACGCTTCGAGGAGAGGAAACGCGCATGTTTGGACAGGACATGACCCGCATCGAGGAGCTGATCGCCAAGGCAACGGGACAGCTCGCTTCGAAAGCGACCATCAGCACTTCCACCGGCATTCTTGCCTACGACCTGGAACCGCTGCTCAAGCAGATTTACCCCGTGCTTGCGCCGTTCCGCAATGAAGCGCTGCCCCGCAAGGTCTCGCAGATCGGCGGCTCCGCGCTGAACGCCAAGCGCCTGCTTTCGATCACCCCAGCCACCGGCGGCATCGGCATCGCCGAAGGAACCCGCGGCGGACGCATCGGCGTGGTGGAGCAGGATTTCTCTGCCTTCTACCGCACGATCGGCCAGGAAGCGGACCTCACCATCGAGGCTGAGGATGCCGCGCAGGGCTTCGACGATGCGCGCGCGGTGCGCACCACGTCGCTGCTGAACTCGAACCTGATGGAGGAAGAGCGCGTTGTGCTGTTCGGCAACGGCGGCAACATCTCCGTTGCGGGATCGAGCGCGCAGACGGCCCTCGGCACCCCGGGCGCTCCCGTGCTCACCAACAACGGCGGCGGCGCCGGCACGGTGGCCGCGGCGACGTACTTCTGCTGGGTTGTGGCGCTGACCTATCAGGGTCTGCGCAACTCCACGGTGGCAGGCGGCGTCCCGACCCAGACCGCCCGCACCAACATGGACGGCACCAGCACCACGACGAACGGCGGCAGCTCGAACGTCTCCGCGGCCTCCGGATCGGTGACGCTTGCCGCTCCCGGCTCGCTCGCGGCTACGGTCGCAGCGGTCCCGGGCGCGTTCGGCTATGCCTGGTACATCGGCACCTCGAAGGCGGCTTCGGCCCTCGCCGCGGTGACCTCGGTGAACAAGGCAGTCTTCACCGTCCCGGCAGCCGGTACCCAGGCCGCGACCGCCATTACCGCCGACAACTCGATGGACGCTTACGTGTTCGATGGTCTGATCACGCAGGTCCAGCAGACGAGCTCGGGCAGCTACGTGAAGTCGCTGGACGGTGCGAACCTGACGGCGAACGGCGGCGGCGGCATCACCGAGTTCGACGTCATGCTGGCGGCGATGTACGACAACTACAAGCTCGATCCCGAGGAGATCTGGCAGGACTCGCTCACCGCGCGCGCTGCCAACCAGAAGGTGATCGCCAACGGCGGCGCCCCGCTGTTCCGCTTCGACATCGACGGCAAGACCGGCGCTGTCAACGTGGTGGGCGGCGGCACCGTGGGGTCGTACATCAACCCCATCACCGGCAAGCTGGTGAAGCTGCGCGTGCATCCGTGGTTCCCGCAAGGGACGGTGTTCGCGAACTCGCGGACGCTGCCCTACCAGACGCCGAACGCGCCTGTGCCTTACCGGCTGCAGGCGCGCGTCGCCGACTGGCGCGAATACGAGTGGCCGATGGTCACCCGCAGCCGCGCGCACGGGCAGTACCTCACCGCGGCGATGATCGCCTACGCGCCGTTCGCCTTCGGCCTGTTGCAGAACGTCGGCAACGGCTAACAGTTCGGAGCCGCCCCTGCGCCGGGAGCGGCTTCGATAGGGTGGGCTGATTTCGGACCGCCTCCGCCAAATCAGCCCACTTGACCCATTAACTACCTACAACCGAGGCACTTGCTGGTGGCCCAATTCCGGTCGGGGAAGCCGGGACTGGGCCACTGCGATATCGGGAGAACGCTATGCCGGATTTGACGACGCTCGCGAACGTGAAGGCATATGCCCAGATCACGGACAGTACCTCCGACGCCGTTCTCTCCCGGCTCATCAGCGCTTTCTCCGCGTGGTTCTTGAATCAGATCAATCGCGGGACGCTGATCCAGTCTACCTACACCGAGCAGCGCAACGGGCAGGGCGGCGACTCGCTCACCACGATCTACTACCCCATCCAGTCGATCACCTCGCTCACGATCGATGGGCAGACCATTCTGCCCTCGGATGGCGTCACGCCTGGCTACTGGGCCGATAGCTTCAGCGTGTTCCTTTTGGGCTGCTACCGCTTCTGCAAAGGCCGCGGCAATGTGAAGCTGGTCTACTCCGCCGGCTACCCTTCGGTGCCGCTCGATGTGGAGCAGGCGGTCATCGACCAGGTGGTGCTCACAGCGCGGCGCCAGCCGAACCTTGGCACCGTCTCGCAGCAGATGAACGGGATCACCACCGTCTCGTTCTCGCAAAAGGATCTCGCGCCAGGAGTCTCGGCGGTCATCGAGAACTACAAGTCGAAGACGGTGGTGGGCTGGTGAGGCTGGCGCTTGAAATCGTCGGCGTTCCCGAGACCTGCGCCGGGATCAAGCAAGGCGTGATGCGGCTGCAGGCCGCGACGCTTCAGGCCATGGGCGCGGAGATGATCGGGCTGCGCAATTACGCCGTGACGACACACATGCACGGCCCAACCGGGGCAAACACAGTCAATCAGCGCAGCGGCAATCTGGCGCGCTCTGTGACGAGCCAGGCGACCGATGAAGGTGCGGACATCCTCGGTCTGGTGGGCATCCCCGAGGCTTCGACGGCGCAGGCTTACGCACGCATTCTCCACGAGGGCGGAACAACGCGGGCGCATGTGATCGAGGCGCAGGAAGCGAAGTCGCTGGCGTTCATGGTGAACGGCCAGATGATCTTCCGGCGCAAGGTGAATCATCCCGGATCTGTGTTCCCGGCGCGGCCGTACCTCACGTCGGCATTGCAGGAACAAGCCGGGCAGATCAAGGCCAACCTGAAGGCGGCCATGCTGGAGGCAATCGCGTGACGCCAAACAACGGAGTCATCGACCTGGAGCCGATCTATGCGGCCTTCTTTGCGCTGATCTCTGGCGCGAACGCACCGCGCTGGACGGACCCTCACGGCAACCCGGCACAGTTCGCCGTTGTCTCGCGCGTGCCGCGCGACGTGGCGCAACTCTCAGCCGGGCAGCTTCCGGCGCTGTTTCAGGAGGAACTGGGCTTTGAGGTCACTCCCACGATTCCTACCGTTCAGACGCGCTCGAAGTTCAAGCTGCGCGTCGATGTGGCTCTCATCGTCCCGTGCAACGGCCTCAAGCAGCCGGTGGGCCAGGAAACGCAGATTCCCACGCAGGATCTCAATCTCGCAATCCCGGCGGTTCTGAGGGCGGTGGTTCCCGTCAATCCGGGCATGAAGCAGACTCTCGGCGGACTGGTCGATTCGGTCGTCTGCGAGGGACAGGTCGTGCGCGTCAACGGAGTTCCCGGCGCGGGCTCGCAAGTCTCAATCGGGGTAATCCCCTTCACAATCCTCACGATTTAAGGAGCTGATCCATGAACCTGTTCGGAGCAGGATATCTGGTGGGACGCCCCGCCGCCACCGCCACCAACGCCAACCCCACGCCGCGCAAATTCGGTCTGCTGCAGGAAGTCAGCTTCGACGTGACTTACACCCCGAAGACGCTGATGGGGCCAAACCAGTTCGCCCTTCGCGAGTTCCGCGGAGACGGCAAGGCCGAGATCAAGGCAAAGTTTGCCAGGATCAACGGCCGCCAGCTCGCGGAGATCTTCTACGGCCTCGCGCCGGGACAGGAAACCACGGGCAGCACCATTCCTGTGTTCGGGGAGACGGCGACGATCCCCGCCACCACTCCCTATACCCTGACCGCCGCCAATGCCGGCGTCTCGGGCGCGACCTTCGTCGAAGACTTCGGCCCGGAATATGCCGCGACGGGCAAGCCGTTCCAACTGGTCGCTTCGGCGCCGACGCAGGGGCAATACTCGATCGGCAGCGGATCGACGGCCGGCACGTATACCTTCGCCGCAGCGGATGCTGGCGTCGCCATCGTGCTGAATTACAGCTACTCGAACGCGCTGGCCGGCTTCACGTTTTCCGTGCCGAACCTGCAGCAGGGCGAGTCTCCGTACTTCGAGGCCATCCTGACCAACCCGCAGGACGGCGGCTTCGTGCGGCGCGTCTATCGCTGCTCCGCCTCGAAGCTCACCGAGAACTTCAAGATGGGCGACATCGTCATTCCGGAGCTGGACATCAAGGTGTACGACCCCGGAACCGGCGTGATGTGGCAAGACTCCTACGCCAGCGAGTAATCGCTCTTCTCCTACCGCAGGAATCGCACTGCGGAGGACGCTCCCGCGCAACAAGCGGGAGACACTGACCGGGCCCGTGACGGCCACCATGGGCCCGGCCGCTTTCACTAGTTGGCCGGAGGCGAATCATGGACGAAGACGCAAAGGAAATCCTTGCGACTATAGCTGAGTGCCAGACGGCGCGAGCGCAGGATGAATATCTCGAAAAGCGGATTGAGCGGGTGCTCGCCGCTTATCGTGGCGTGGCTGCCTGCCTGCGAAGCGCGCGCGAGTTCCGCCCAACGGTTGTGGACGGCAAGCTGCATTTTCCGTACCAACGGGAAGCATTCTCGGCTTCTGACCTCTTGGATGAAGCTGGCTTGACGGCGCTCGTCGCTGAGTACAAAGCGTCGGAGGAAAGGCTTGCTAAAGTGCTGCGGAAACGGCAGCAGATGGGAATCGATTAGCTTTCCATTCGACACCAACGAGTGAAAAGCCACAGAACGTTCGCTTAGGAGGCGAATCATGAAGGAAATCACACTTACGACCGGGCGCACCGTGCGGATCGAGGCACTGACTCTACGGCAAGTTAAAACGATGACCGAGCTTACCGAAGCCGGGAAAGCTATGGAATCGATGACGACCGCGTGCGTCAACGGGATCAATCGCGCGGCCGGAAGCGATGTCATGGACATAGACCAGTTTATGGAAGGGTTCACCGTGCCCGAAGCAAATGAACTGTATCTAGAAATAATGAACATCAGCGGGCTCAAGCTGGGGGAAGCGCAGGCGAGCGCCTAGATTGCCTCAGTCTGTTCGCTCGCCTTGTGACAGACGGCGGAATCAACCCAGCGGATGCCTGGAATATGCCGATGGACGAGGTGCAGCATCTTTTTATCCATTGGGGAAGATACTGCCCGCTTCGACCTATGCTCTCAGCCTTCCTTGGCTTTAAAGAGCCACCGGCATGACCCACTGCTTACTTTCCGTGGTAAACTCCCATGCACCGAGGGAATCATGAGGAGAACCACGAAAAAAGCGGTCGCGATCTCCGCGCTGACCTTTTCCGTTTTGGCCATTTTTGCCGCGGGCGGCTATTGGGAGTTTCTAGAATACCGGTGGCGCGCCGCCTACACCGGAACGCTGGACTCATTCAAGAGAGCCTATGATTACCGCGATGCAGACGCCATCTTTTTCGAGCCAAGATACCGAGATTTCGAGATCGCAAACGATAATCTGCGAAGGGTCAGTCAGTTCGCTCTTACGCCTCAAAGCGAGGCCAGCATGTTGGATTCCTGCGGAGGCGAACTCCGTACATATCGCGAGGCATCCCAAACGGAGCTGGATGATATAAGCCTTCATGCGAGACTCGGAAAGCCCCCAGCGGATAATCCCAGAGACCTAACACGTCGGATCAACAAGAGCATGACCGACTGCCTTCTGAAGCGGTGACAGTCTGCCTTGAAACTCCCCGTTCGGACAGAAGTTGAAGACCTGATTTTCGCTGCTCTTTCCGTTAGCGACTGGAGAGGCGCATTGGCAGCGGCGCGTGAATATG